AAGCGGGAAGTCCTAAATGAGGTCTACGATCGTATATATTTTCTTTAGATCCTTTAGTTTCAACATTATTGTAATGTAAAAATACTTGACCACAGTCATCAAAAGATAATTTATCTCTCCAATGCTCTAATTCATTTCCACGATACACTAACATATCACCAGGTTGTAACATTACTTTAACACCTTTAGATTTTGATGCTTTGTAATTACCTGTCTTTTCATCAACACCACCTAATGATGCATCGGGTTCTAAATATATTGGCCAACAACCACCACCTAAATGCATAGTTGTAGAAATTTCGCATGAAAATCTATCCTTGTGTTTATGTAAGACATCTCCTTTTTTATAAATCCTAGCATAAGAATAATTGGGGTTTAATTTAAGAGATGTCTCTTTTTCCATTACTGGAAGTAATTTGACAAGTAATGTTTCCATTACAATGTCAGAATAATGTGAATAGGTATCTGGAACTTGTTGATCATTCCATACACCAAAGTATTCAGTAAATTGTGAAATATATTTATTATCAAACATCGTGCGCGCGACCTGTTTCTTCATCATGAAATAATCATAACAAAACTTTGCAAGATCTTCCGATATTGCTTCTTTAATAACTACATACTTATCTTTTTTAAAACTCATTTTTTCTCCTTTTTAGTTTCTGTTTTATTTTCCGCTCTAGTTTGTACTCTTACTGTATCAGTAATCATTTTTTGTACTGCTTGTAGATTAAAATGAATAAATCTGAAATCTTGGATTCCTGCATCAACGATATATTCATGTGTTAAATACGCTGGAATAAAGATCATTGTTCCTGGTTGAGGTTTATAATGTACCTTGTCAGTTCCTAACGTAATTTCTTTTTCATTTTTTAAAGGTAATTGTGTCATGAGCTTGCCTGGACGAGGATCATGAAAAACTGGTAAAGATGTTTTATCTGAACATCTTAAAAAATAAAAACCACTAATATGGTTATTATAGTGCACGTGTGGCGTATGATGCCCAGCTCCTTTTTCTGCAAAGTGCTGAACCCAAAATTCTGTCCAAAATAATTCATAGTTAGTTAAATCATAACCCATATGATCTAAAACATTCCATGAAGTTGAACCAATATATTCTTGTAATTCTTTTAAGTCTGGATCACCAACTAAAGATGTTGAATGATGACTCATAGAAAAATCACCTACTTTTTTACCTAATTCTTTTTCACGTTCTTTAATTGCTTTTTTATTATTTTCTTTTGCAGCTTTAATATATTTATCACAAACTTTATCTACATAATCTACCCATTCAGGTATTTCTATAGAGTAAACTGGAGTGCTGAAATAAATTGATGAATTTAATTGATCTGTTTTTGCCATATTATTTAAATGGATATCCAAGGTTCCAAATAACCAATGAATATCTTGTTCCTTTCGTTACTGGTTTAACTCTATGCCAAACATGAGAAGGAAATACTACTATACTTCCTCTTGGTTTAATTTCAGCACATTTTCTTATTGCTGGTTTATCAGGATCTGTATTTCTAAAATCAAATTCTAATTCTCCACCTTCATAATCTTCTGGAGCTGACAGACTGCAAGTGACAGAAAGTTTTCTAATTTTACCAAATGTATCTGGATTATCTTTATTTGCATATGCAGACTCCCAAGAGTCGCAGTGCCAGTCGTAAAATTGATTTAATTTATATTTAGTAAATTGACATGCTTCAGAAAAATCCCACTGGAAGTCCCACCCAGCTAATCTATTTGCTTGATGTATAAATGGCTGGATCTCTTTAAATATCCATCGGTCCGAAAGCCAGACGATGTTAGAATCTCTTTTCTTTTTTAAATCTTTTAAATCTTCTTCAGATAAATTTTTACCTTCTTTAATTTTATCTGTTTGACCACCTGTTAATGCTAATTGCTCTTGTTGTGATTTTCCATATTTAATTAACTCATCACAAAATCTAGGTGTGAGTGCGCTCTGAAAGTAATAGTAGTAATTCTGAAGGTTCATTTCTAAATCCTATATATAAATTTATAGAATAAATGTCAAGTGTATGAATTATTAGCTAACTGTAAGGTCTCCAGAAACCGTAAATGTCGCAACTTTACAACCTCCAGCTGGTGCCGGTAATGTTGTAACTGTGTTAGTTCCTGGTGCTGCAGATAAATTTGATGGTCCTGGTGCTCTGATAATAACTATACCCGATCCTCCTGTACCTCCAGTTCCTTGTGTTCCAGGAGCACTTGCTCCACCTCCACCTCCACCACCTCCTGTATTAACTGTTCCTGAAGTTGCTGTACACGCACCAGATGATCCTGCTCCTCCACCTCCATTTCCACCTGCTCCTACACATGATTGCCAACCTCCTCCTCCACCACCTCCAGCATAAAATACTGGACTTCCTGTTATTGAATTTGCTAATCCATCTCCACCTGGTGTTCCTGTATTACCACCTCCATTATCAGTACCTGCAACTCCTGCTCCTCCACCCCCTGCAGCTCCTCTTGATGGAAAAGCTACCATATTACCACCTTTATTCCCTTGTGGAGGACTTACTGGCGGGGTGTTTCCTGCAGCTCCTGTTGTACCAACTGGATTTCCCCCAGTTCCTCCTCCTGATCCTCCTGTATTTCCTACTGCAGATGGTGTTATAGGATTAAGAGTACTATATCCTCCACCTCCTCCTCCACCTGATGATGTAATTGTTGAAAATATAGAAGGTGAACCATTAGTTCCATTTCGACCTGTTGCACAAGTACCTGTTGAATTTCCTGCTCCACCTGCTCCAACAACTATAGGATAAGATCCACTTTCTAATAATAATTTTGTTCCACCTGGAAAAGATGTTCTAAAACCTCCTGCTCCACCACCTCCTTGAGAAAAAGAACCAGCTCCTCTAGCCCCACCTCCACCACCCGCTACTACTAAATAATCTACTGAAACTGTTAATCTCGGCCACGTTCCCTGTTTCTGGCTTCTAAATTGTGCACTCAACGGCCACGATCCACTTGCCTTGTTTAATTCTTTTACGATAACGATTCCCGAACCGCCATTACCACCTGCTAATCCAGGAGTAGGACCATCTGATCCTCCTCCACCACCTCCTGTATTAGCTGTTCCTGCTGTTCCTGTTCCTACTCCGCACGCTCCAGCGCCACCACCACCTAAACCACCACTTCCACCATTTGTTCCACCACCACCTGCATAAAATACAGGTGATCCTGTAATACTATTTTCAACTCCAACACCACCATCTAATATTCCCCCATCAGCACCTGCTCCTCCACCCCCCTCTAGTGCGGAAAGAAGAGGAGAATTAGGACCTCCACTATTTCCTTGAGGAGGACTTGTTGGAGGAGTGTTTCCTAATCCTCTTGCATCAAAAGTTGGACCAGGAGAACCAGAAAAATAAGTAGGTCCACCACTTCCAGTTCCACCTCCAGATCCACCAGGTCTTCCCATAACTTTACAAGTAGAAGAATTGTATGTAAAAGGTCCTGTTGTACATCTTGTTCCACCTCCACCTCCTCCTGTTGATGTAATACCAAATGAACTTGGTGATGCAAAAGAAGATGGACTACCATTACCACCTCTACAAGCTGAAACTCCAGTTCCACCTGCTCCAACAACTATAGGATAAGATGTTGCTCCACAAACATTTAAAGTAGAACCTCGTAAAGGATCTGGTCCAAAACCAGAAGCACGATAACCTCCAGCACCACCTCCAGCACCACCAACAGACGAAGTAGTTGCTCCTCCACCTGCTCCTCCTCCTGCTACTACTAAATAATCTATTAATCTTGTTCCAGGTTGTGTGGTTACTGTTGTTGATCCAGATGTACCAGTAGTAATAGTATTTTTTCCAAACGATGTTGGATTGATTACTCCGATTATACCGCCATTGGGTGATCCCATGATCTTACTCCGTTTTTAAAATTCTTTAACTTAATTGCCTGTAGCAATCCAAGATGAAGTTTCAGGTGACCAAGCGAATGAATTATTTTGATCGTCTTTACCAGTCCATCTTTGTCCAGCTTCATCCCAAGAAATCATGTAGTTTACATTATCTCCATAAGTTGTAACTGTTGGATATGCAACTGGGGCTTGCCAGTCGTCATTAGAGTCTAGCGACCAAGATGCGAATGGTTGTGGTGCAATGAATTTGTTTTTTGTGGAATCAAACGTGTAACCAATTCCAGCGTATTGTTTTCTGAAATTATTATTATAAGAAGTTTGAACCCATCTATTTCCTGTTGTGAAAGGAACGATTTTTTTAACCGCTTCTTCAGCTCCAGCAGATTGATCACCGCCATTTGCGTTTACGTCATTGTTATCAATAACAACAACTCTTAATACTAAACCATAACTATTTACTTCTGCAAAATGTGCCATATTTTTTAACTCCTATTTGTTATTATAATACAATTTTTTATAAAATGAAAGTGCATAAATTTTATGTTGTTAATGTTCCAGATACTGTAAATGTCGCTACTTTACAACCTCCTGCTGGGGCTGGTAATGTAGTTATAGTATTTGTTGCTGGACCTACTCCAAATGTAGCATTTCCTGGTGCTCTAATAATAATGATTCCTGAACCTCCGGATCCTGCATTTGTATTTACACTTCCACCTCCACCTCCACCTGTATTAACTGTTCCTGATGTTCCTGGAGCTGGAAAACCTCCTGCTCCGCCTCCACCTGCACCACCTGCACCACATGCTGAAACACCACCCCCTGCACCTCCTCCACCACCTGCATATGTAACTGGTGATCCTGTTATTGAATTTGCTGAACCTGCTCCGCCTGGACCTGCTTGTGGTTGAGTTGCATTTGTTCCAGCAGCACTTGCTCCACCTCCTCCACCTGAAGAATAATCAGATGAAGATCCTGGCCCAAACAATTGACCTGTTCCTCCAGGATTACCTTGCGATGGACTTACTGGTGGACTATTTCCAGTTCCTCCTGCTCGCGGAGCTGGAAGTGTACCTCCACCACCACCTGAACCTCCAGGTTGACCTACTCTATTAGCATCAGGCATACTTGCATCAGTACTTCCTCCTCCTCCACCACCTGTCGATGTAATTGTTGAAAAAATAGAAGGATTTCCTTGTCCACCTGGAGCACTATTTGTACCTGCTCCACCTCCTGCTCCCACTGTAATTGGAAAAGATGTTCCACCTGTTAATGATATTTTTGTTCCTCCTGGAAAAGATGTTCTGTAACCACCGGCTCCACCACCGCCTCCAAGTCCTCCACCACCACCGCCGCCTCCTCCACCTGCTACTACTAAATAATCTACATCGAATGGAGCACTTGGTGCCCACTGCCCTGCTTTTTTATAATTGTATTGTTCACTTAATGACCAGACTCCTGGTGCTACTGTTTTATTTAATTCTTTAATTATAACTACTCCTGAACCGCCGGCACCTCCAACAGTTGCGGATGATATATAACCACCTCCTCCTCCGCCTCCTCCAAGATTAGCACATCCAGCTCCAGCTGCACCACCTCCAGCGTTAATTACTCCTGCTCCACCTCCGC